AAAAGCGAAAGAAGATCCACCGCTGCAAAGAAAAAACGTGAAGGCGCAAAAGGCAAAACCGTCGTCAAAAACACAAAAGCCGCGGAAGTCCAAAACGCCAGATACGGCGGCGAAATCTCGCACCAAAAAGCCAAGAGGAAAAGCCCGCGCCCGAAAAACGGGAAAGTAGTGGCAAGAGGATGCGGGAAGGTGCTTTCCAACCGACGTAAGTTTACGTCGGGGTCAGTGAGTACGTGATGCGAGTCGAGTTTTTTGAACCTAAGCTTGAACAAGGAATTGTTCACGAAATACTTCAGTGGTCTAAGGACGTTTTAGAAACAAATAGTTCTTTCTTTGGGGGATTGCCCCCGTGTCCTTACGCGCAAAAGGCTTGGGCTGACCATAAAGTATCTATAATGTTTAAGTACGAGCCTAGCTTTCAGGTTTTGTATACTTGCATCTCTCAGTTTGACGATAACTTTGAACTAAACATAATTGTGGATATGAATTATGAGCAAGATCCAGAAAATTTTCACGAATATTTGCATAATCTCAATGGGTGCATTGCTGACGGGATGTTCATTGATAGAGATGTTTGGTTGATGGGTTTTCATCCGGATGATGAACCAAATGATTTTGTTGCGGAACCATCTGAAACTTTTGAACCTGTTGTAGATCAAGAATATGCCATGATATTTGTACAACGGTTAAGTAAGTTGCAAGAAAGCGCAGACAAACTTGCAAAAAGAGGCTATTATAAGCCTTACGAAGAAGATTACAACGCTAAGGAACTGTTTGAACACAGACATCAACTGTACAGGAGACTTCAAAATGGCAATGCGTCCTAAGAAGAAAATGAGGGCTGGCGGCATGGTTAAGAAAATGCGCGGCGGCGGCATGGTTAAGAAAATGCGCGGCGGTGGTATGGTTAAGAAGATGCGCAAAGGCGGAATGGTAAAGAAGAAGTAAAATGACCTTATCCGGAAGCACAGATTTTGAACTCGACGTAGCTGAATACGTTGAAGAAGCCTTTGAGCGCTGTGGACTTGAGGTTCGTACTGGTTATGACCTCAAAACCGCTAAACGTTCTTTAAACCTGTTGCTTGCGGATTGGGCTAATCGGGGGTTAAACCAGTGGACTATTAAACAACGTTCTGTAACGTTGGTTGTTGGCGACGGTGAATACGATTTAGGAACGGACGTCATCGACGTTCTTTCCGTAGTGGTTCGTAGGGACGGGACCGACTACTCGCTTGAGCGTTTAAGTCGTGATGAGTTTCTCAACATTCCTACAAAAACAACACAGGGACGACCTAATCAGTTTTTCTTAGATCGACAGCTTACGCCAAACTTAAAGATTTGGCCCACCCCTGAAAACACCACCGATTTAGTAATTTTTGACGCCTTAACACGCATAGATGATGCGGATGTATATACCAACACAATGGATTTACCCTTTCGTTTTTATCCTTGTTTGGCGGCAGGTCTGGCATATTATATTGCTTTAAAAAGAGCGCCAAACAGAGTGCAACTGTTAAAAGCAGTCTATGAAGAAGAGTTTGAACGCGCAGCAACGGAAGACCGAGACCGTTCTTCCTTTAATGTTGTTCCAAGACATGAATACTCAAGAGCAGGATAATGGCTAAGTTTGCTTCAGGAAAACACGCTTTTGCAATTTCTGATCGTAGTGGTCAGAGGTATCTTTATCGTGACATGAAGCGCGAGTGGAACGGCTTGCTGGTAGGCCCGGACGAGTATGAACCCAAGCATCCTCAATTAGGGCCTTTTCGTAAGGTAAGCGATCCCCAAGCACTTAGAAATGCTCGTCCAGAACCGAATCTTGTGCAAGAAAGAGCCGTTCAGCATGGCTTTGATCCTGTTGGTTTTGCGGATATACCGGGCCTCTCTCCCACCAATCTTTTGGCCCCAGAGTGTTTAGTGGGAACAGTTACAGTGGTGATAACATGAGCTTTACATATGCGCAGTTGCGAACAGCAATATCAGATTTTACAGAAAACGCTGAATTGACGGATCCTAGCGACGCGTCAAGCTTGACTGATTTTGGAAGAAATATTCCTATATTTATAAGATCTGCGGAAGAAAGAATTTTGAAGTCAGTTCAACTAGATTTTTTTCGTAAGAATGCGACGGGAACGGCATCTCAAAATGGAAAGTATGTAGCGCAACCTACTGATTTTTTAGCACCTTTTTCTTTTAGTTATGTGTCCAACAATGACTATGAGTTCTTAGAGTTTAAGGATGTGAGTTTTATTCAATCGTACACCCCCAACCCTGCGACAACGGGGCTACCCAAATATTATTCTGTTTTTGATAGCAGCAACTTTATTCTAGCCCCTACGCCAAATGCTAACCTTTCCGTTGAAATTCATTACTTTTATCGGCCTGCAAGTATTACCGCGGGTGCGGACAGTGGCACGACTTGGCTGAGTGAAAACGCTGAATTGAGTTTATTGTACGGTGCTTTAATAGAAGCTTACGTGTTTATGAAAGGTGAGCAAGATGTTATGGCCATGTATGACAAGAGGTATCAAGAAAGTTTAATTGGTTTAAAATTGTTGGGCGAATCTAAAGAAACAACGCAGGATTATCGTGTGGGACGCGTTATTCTTCCAAAACAATAAGAGGATACAATGGCTATAATTCAAACAACATGCACCTCTTTTAAGGTGGAGCTTCTAAAGGCCGAACATGACTTTGACACGGCTACCTTTAAGATTGCCTTGTACTCAAGCGCGGCTTCTTTGGGAGCGGATACAACCGCATATGGCACATCGAACGAAATAACGAATACGTCAGGATCGGCGTATACGGCTGGGGGAAAGAATTTAACAGTAACGGCGACTTTTCCAAAGTCTACGGGCACCACCGCTATGGTAGATTTTGACAATGTAACTTGGGCTAATGCGACCTTCACAGCACGGGGAGCCTTGATTTACAACTCAAGTGCTTCCAATAAAGCGATAGCTGTGTTAGATTTTGGGTCAGATAGGGTCGCTAATAACTCTAGTTTTGAAGTAAAGTTCCCCACAGCGGATGCTACATCTGCGATAATCAGGATAGCATAGGAGATATATCATGGCATCCTTCGTTAAAATAAATGACTTCGTTGCAAACGCAGTAGAGAATATGGACTTAGAAAGCGATCAACTTGTAATTGCTTTGTCTAATACAGCACCATCGTCAGAAAGTTCTAACCCAACTGCGGATACTAATGGCATATTAGGAAATGTAACCCAAATTAGTTACAGCAACTTGTCTTCTAGAAACCTTACTACAACTTCATCTGGACAATCAGGTGGTGTTTACAAGCTTGTCCTTGCAGATTTAACACTTACTGCATCAGGCGGTAGTGTTGCGGCCTTCCGGTACATTTACATTTATAATGACACTGTATCATCACCCGCCGACCCGCTCATTGGTTATTATGACTATGGCTCAAGCTTAACTCTTAATGATGGTGATACGTTTACTATCGACTTTAGCCCATCAAACGGTGTTATTCAGCTAACCTAATAAAGGGGTAGCTTATGCCTGTTCTTAAAAATAGGGCAAAGATGTCCACCAGTACAACGGGTACTGGAACCATTACGCTTGGCTCTGCGGAGGATGGGTATCAAACCTTCGCAGATGCTGGCGTATCTAATGCAGATGTGGTTCGCTACGTTATTGAGGATGGCAGTAACTTTGAGATAGGCACAGGGACCTATACAAGCTCTGGCACTACCCTTTCACGCACGGTGAGCGAAAGCAGCAACTCAGACGCAGCTATTAACCTTAGCGGATCAGCTACTGTGTTTATCGGGGCTACGGCTGAAGATATTCCAGCGCCTTATTCTAGGAAAACTGCTAACTATACCGCTTCTTCAGGTGATTTGGTTATTGCAGATACGTCAGGTGGTGTTTGGACACTGACTTTACCTGCCTCTCCCTCTACAGGTGATATTGTCACGGTCTCTGATGGGGACGACTGGTCAACCAATAACCTCACTATTGGAAGAAACAGCTCTACTATTGAGAGTGATGCTGCTGATATGACTATGGATGTGGGCGGTGTTTCAGTCCAATTCCTTTACGATGGTACAACTTGGCAAGTATATGCACAAGCTGGTGTCGAAGGTGGTGATGCAGAGTACGAGAAAGTAGGAACCATCTCCTCAAGTACACTTGACCTAGAAACGGGTAACGTTTTCTCTCATGCACCTTCAGCTAACGTAACTTATGTATTCAGCAATCCTCCTGCATCAGGAACTGCTTACGGCTTTACCTTAAAAGTTACACCGTCAGCTACTGTAACGGTTACTTGGCCCAGCGGTGTCGATTGGGCAGGTGGTACGGCACCAGATGCACCAGCATCAGGAGAGACTGATGTGTACGCCTTCTATACGCAAGATGGTGGAACAACGTACTACGGTTTCCAAGCTGGAGATGCTATGTCATGAGTATTTCAAGGCTTATGATGCAATGCAGCTCTGCTAGCGTTCCAGAAGGCGCATACACCTTAGACAGCCCAAAGCCAAAGAAACAATTTCAAAGGCTTTTCGTGGGGAACAAGGATATTTCGCCTCGCGGTGTTTTTTTAAAAGCGGACGGAACAAAAGTATATTTTACTGGCGGCGGCAGTCGCCAAATCCACCAGTACAATCTCAGCACTGCATTTGACTTAGGTACTAATACATATTTTGGCAAAGTAGAGCTTGGATTGAGATATCCCGGCGCTTTGATATTTAAGCCTGACGGCACCAAAGTTTATTTTATCAACAGTTCGACCACCGATTATGTGGAAGAGTGGGATCTATCTACGGCGTGGAATATTACAACCGCATCTGCCCATGCAACATATACCATAACACACGAAATTTATCCCTCTGGTTTATTCTTCAAGCCTGATGGCACTAGGATGTACGTTACCGGCAGTAATGACGATAACTGCATAGAGTACGATCTCAGCACGGCATGGGACGTCACTACCGTTTCGTATAGCCGCGAGCAAGGCACTGGAATTTCAGGTTACCCCCGTGATGTTTTTTTTAAAACCGATGGTACTAAAATGTACATCACAGAGGATGTTTTTGGTCAGAACGACAATACTATACGCGAGTACAATTTATCCACGGCATGGAACGTCACTACAGCAAGTTTTAGTCAAGAACTTCAGACAGAGAATCCCGCTTTTAATACCAACGTGAAAACAAGTCAGATTTATGGAATTTACTTTAAGTCTGATGGCACGAAAGCTTTTTATACAGGGGAGTCGCAGGATAGAATTGCAGGTATAGAACTTTCAACGGCTTGGGATATTTCAACGGCTAGTTGGCCTACTGCGGTCAATACCTCTGGAAGCAGCTTCTTTGTACAAACAAATTCATCTTATGACATTAATCAAACAGGTCTGTATATGAAGCCAGACGGCTCGGCTTTTTACACGACTTGCTCATCAAGACGAGCAGTATATCGGTATAATATGAGCAGTGCATTTAATATTGGTACTGCGATTTATAATTCTACGCTGTCAGTTTCTACAAATGCGTATGGTGTATCTGGTATAACTTTTAAACCAGACGGCACAAAGATGTACCTAACCGATATTGACTCCGATAGTGTAAGGAGTTGGACGCTTAGTACTGCATGGGACATAACCACAGCGTCTTATGACAGCGTTTCAGTGTCGATATCAAACAACCCTGCTGGAGTTAGGTTTAAACCAGACGGCACACGAATGTACGTGGTAGAAGATAACTCTGACGATGTACGAGAATATACCCTTAGTACAGCATGGAATCTTTCAACTGCATCATTTTCACGAGAGTTCAATTTAACTTCGTATCAAAACAAACCAGCTGAAATTTTAATATCACCTAATGGCGATAAGCTTTTTGTTTGTGGCATTAATTCTTCATTAAATCAATCTGATGTAGATGAATTTACGCTTAGTACACCGTGGGACATCACTTCAGCAAGTCATGTACAAACCTTCGATGCTTCTTTTGTTGCGCGAACCATAACAGGCATGGATTTCAACAATGACGGTACTTCGCTTTTTTTACAATACAAAACTGAAATAATTGAAATTGACCTTACGTCTTAGAGAAAGTTAAATCATGGCAAAACTATCCTCAAAAATCGTACCGTCAGGTGTTGTAACACCAAGTAGTTCAGATACACTGACCAATAAGACAATCAGTGGAGCTACTCTTTCTGGTACACTTAGTGGTAACGCTACTTTAAGTGGAAACCTAACTTTAAGTGGGGATACTACTTTAAGTGGGGATACTGCTTTCAGTGGTGCCATAGATGAAGCTGTATACAACCTAACAGGTACTGCGTTAGACCCTAGCAACGGAACTATTCAAACTAAAACTTTATCTGCTAACACAACCCTAACAGATAGTGTTTCTGAAGGGGAAAGCATGACCTTGATGATTGACGATGGCACTGCCTACACTATAACATGGCCCACAATGACTTGGGTGAACAACGGCGGCTCTGCACCTACACTAGCAACAACTGGTTACACTGTTATAGCAATTTGGAAAGTTAGTACCACTTTGTACGGAGCTTTAGTTGGAGATGGTTCATAATGCTTTGGCATAAGTCTCAGGGCGCAGGAGGAGTTGGCGCAGGCGGTGGCAGCGGTGAGGACTTGTATAATGCGTTCTACTCTGTGGCAGAGTTTCAAAATAATGATAGCATGAACGAGACGACTTCAAATTACAGCGTAAGCGAAGTGCAACAAAATTATAGCGGAACGGGAAGGCTATATTTAATCCACAAGGCAACTGGTGCTACATCATATTACAATGATGCGCCAATTGCATGCATCCAAGTCTTAAACGAAAGCGGGACATCAATAAACCAGCAATGGTGGTTTGGGTCTGCAACCAATATTGGTCAGGGGTGGACAACGCACACTTCTCAACACAACCTTGGCAGTGTCGGCAGTGGTGTAAGCATAACGCCCTCTCAAGCTGAATCAAACTACCTATTTATTAATGCGGTAGCGCTCGGCAATACTGCTAATCGTTTCACTATTGCACACAGCACTAGCTCCAGTGATACGGGCGCTGCTGGTGGAATTTCACAACCTAGCTCACCGATGACCCTTGGTGAGAAAA